AATAATTCAGGATCATCTTTTTTGAATTTCCATATCTTAGTAAGTCTATCACCATAAAGGGATACATACTCACCTCTATCAGCTTTCTCATAAGCATATCTACTATATGGGAATGTGCGGTATCCCAATTTGTCATCCCAAATGTGCACTAAATTCTTTTCTCTTTGATAATAGCAGTTTTGATACATCTATTCACTTAATTTTTTATGTAATACAGAAAACATTTTTGTATCGTTTTCTGATAATTCATTTGCTCTTTTTAATGCTGCCAATTCTCTCTCACTTCTATAAGTATCGTCATCCAATATCTTATCAAGCAATTCAAACAATTCTTTTTGGTTATTAAAAAACATACCATTTGGGTCTATTTCTCTATAACAATCGGAATTATGAAATATCATAGGCGTTCCATTCATCATACAATCCGTTGCCGATACGCTCCATCCATAATTTGTTTGTAATGGTTGTATTCCTACCTTACACAATTGTAGCTTTTCATAATATTCTTGCTTTGATGCCAATTTTGTTATATCAAACCAAGGTAGCATTTTATCTTTCTTTTGATATTGCGGCACCCACACTTTGAAATCTTGCCTATGTTTTTTGTAAGCTTCCATATAACCAACAAACTTATTATAATTCTTATATCCAGCCGTTCTATGATTGAATACAATTATGTTATGCTTATTTGGATTTGGTTCTGATATGATTTTATCTTTGATTACTCCCAAATTCCAAACACATAACTTTTGGTCTAATTGCTTTAGTACATCATCGCCAAACCATTTTTTTGCTTCTTCAATAACTTTGTTCTTTTGGTCTTGTGTATTAATAAAGCAAGTATCCATTTGTAGTACACCCAATATTTCATTTGGTAGCCAAAGTTCTTTTGCTTTACCAGGTCTATTATCAATTCCGTTACAATGACTCATTTCCCACCAATGACAATACCCAATTATTTTTGTATCAACAGTTTTCTTATATCTACCAACCACATTCCAATCAGGCAAATGTGAATAGATAATATCATAATCTGTATTCTTTAATACCCCAACTAATTCTTCAGATGGAAAACATCTTTGGTTCATCATATCACCTGGTATAGGAACTTCAATTTGCTTAATGTTATCTAACATATTAAGCTTTGCACATACATTACCCTTTGGCATTATCACATACCAAAAATATTCACCATAATTGTTTAAGGCATTAACGTGATTGAAAAGGACATCCACAAAGGAGTCCTTTTCAATATTTGAGTAGTTAGTAATATTTGGTATTACTAATACTTTTCTTGCGTTATGGTAGTTTACAGTTGTTTCCCAGAATGTACTCATATTAGATTGATAACAATTTTCCTATTTTTTTAATTTGCTCAGCATTTAATCTACCAGATTTATTTTGCAAAGCCTTAACTAAATCATCATAATCCATACCAGATGATTTATCTCCATTACAATCAGAACATAGAATTTGTAAATTATCCTTATCGGTTTTACCATTACCCTTAACAGGTAAAATATGGTCAGCTTCAATTTCACCTCTAGTAATTTCTTTACCACAACCAGCACATTTATAATCTTGCTCAGCCCAAGCGGTAAGTACATCATCCTCATCAAATTTAGTTCTCACTTCACCAATAGTAATTCCAAAAGAATCTAAATTGAATTTGGATTCTATATGTTTGAGTATGAATTCATAGTCATCAATACGAGTACCACCACCAAATACCTTATTTGCTGAGTATTCTAATGCATCTACATCAGTAGATTCCGTTCCTTTACGAATAACTACTTTTCCGTTTTTGATTTCATATCGTTGGTATGGTTTATGTTTTACTTTAATACCACTAACAATCTTGTCAAATTCATTTACTAACTTTTTGTAATCTATTACAATTTCTTTTTTAGGGTATTGAGATTCTAACCATCTGAAGAACATACAATACTTTAACATTCTGTGTGCTGTCCAATATCCTTTACCTTTTCCTTTTACTCCAATTAATGAAACAATCATTTCATTAAGTTTCTTTAAGTCAGATTTAACTTTCTTTGAAATAGAAGAATTCAATCCGAATGTTGATAAACCAGCTTCAGTTGAAACTTCATCTTGCTTATATAAGTTGTTCCACGCATCATTACTACCTTCTTCCCATGCAGAATCTAAATGGATTTGGTAAGTTAATGCGGTAACAAACGCATCGGTTTCTCTCTTTATTCCTTTTAATGAAATTAAACTCATTTTACCACCACTATATTGGTTGAATATTCTATATGGAGAACAATCAACAGAACCATAAGCTCTACATAGTTTTGCAATTTCTGCATTGTATGCATTTCTACGTTCAGCTGCTGTTACTATATTAAGGTTGTTCAATGTTATGAATAGATTTCTAGCTTCCTTATCAGTTAAGTTATAATGTCTTACGACAAAGAAGTAATTGTTTTCCGAAAGGAATTTTGCTACAATTGGTTCATCGAACTGAATATCAGTCCAAGTTTTATTACCTAAATTATAACTCTTACCTTCAAACTCAAAGGTAAATCCTTTTGGGGTTTTTAATAAACCTTTGAAGAAGTTAAGGATTGTTCTTGTTCGGTGTCCACCATCAACAATTTCCCATTTTTTCTTTGCTGGGTTATATCTATGATGGATTGGTTGGATGAATTTACCGGTCAAGAAAGCAACGATTAATGCCTTTTGCCAATCATCACCAGTGTAACCTTTAGTACCATCTAATTTGGTATAAGGTCTTTGATATTCAGGAGACTTATCCAAAGTTCCTGCATTTTCTAAAGCCAACATATCAGCTCCAGAAATAAGTTGTGGTTCAGTATTAGAATCCACGCGATTTTGTGACAGTGTTTCATTCACTGCTTTCAGTTTTGATGTTTCCATCTTTTGATGCAATTTTATCCTCTCTGCTTGAGTTTTTTATTAAATTTATCCGCCTCTTTTTAGGGGCTACAGCGGTACTTCCCTCTATTTTGTTAAAACAAATATACGAATATTTTTCGATATTGCAAAACTTTTTTATAACTTATTGATTATCAACACGTTATGTATTACCAAAAATTGGTAGCACCTTCAGGTGCTTCGTATGTAGTTAAATGATGAACTATTTCAGTATTGAAAGATGCCGTATCTTTTGGATATGGTTTAATTTCATGCTTCAATCGTTTCATCAAATCCTTTTTTTCTTTTTTATCTTGAGCAAGTATCTGAACATATCTATGCTTTGGTGGTTCTTCCCTTCTCCAAAACTCTTTATATCCTTGCTTACCAATTTCTAATTTCAAATGGTCTAAGTTGCCACTACCCCACATTGAGAATACTGTCCTACTATGAATCCAATCGTATGGGTCTTTTTGTAATGATATACCCCAATTAGGCATCAATGCAATATCGGTTGATAATCCCTGATAAATCCAATTGGTAGCTTGATAAATTCCGCCTAAATGAGCTTGTCCATTATCAGCATATGAAAGTAATACTTTAATATTCTTATCATTTTCTTTTAACCATTTGAAAGATTGTCCTAATGCATAAGATTCAATATTAGAACCATAACCATCATCACAATATAAACGAGTTAATTCTAAAATGTTATCTTTGGTTAATCCTTCACAAATAGAAGTTGATGCCTTTGCTCCAACAGGAAAACCATAGATTAAACAACCTATAAGTTTATCACCATCAAAAGTACTAGAATCTTCAGCTTTATAGTAAATTCCAATTGCGTATCTACAAGCTGTCCAAGCATGAGTATAGTGTTTCTTTACAATCATATCTTTAGCGATACTCTTTGCTATTGGAGCAACATATACTTTAGATACATCACAATATTGTTTACCTTCTACTTTCATTATTACCAATACTTTTTACCATCTTTTTTAGCATCCTTCTTAGCATCAGCTGCTTTTTCTAAGATTGATTTTTTCTTTTCTAACTTTGCTTCCTTTTGCTGCTTCTTCATCATTTTATCGTAACCTGCTGGAAATTTGTTTATGACTTCTATTGGTCCATTTGGAAATTTCTTTAAATCATATTTCCAAATAGATTCAGTTCCATCATCATCTTTATAGGTTACTTCAAACTTTACAGGTTTATCAGGAGTTTTTTCAGGCCACCTTCCCATATATTAATTTTATACAAATATACGAAATTATTTTGAATCTACCAAATCTATCGGGTCCATCTTATATACCTCATCAATAATATCCAACTCTACTTTTGGATAGGGTAAGACCTCATGTTTAAGCGATTTTAAGAGTGCTTTTTTCTCCTTTTTATCTTTGGTTAGAATATACACATATCGGTGCTTACGTGGTTCTCTTTTAATCCAGAATGGGCTTGTAACCATTGTCTGAATTATCTTCGGGTCATTCGTTCCGTACTTTACATAAGAAGTCCGAGAATGATGCCATTCATCATCTTCACTCCATTTGAAAGACCAACTATCTGACCATCTGATTTTATTACCCTGATATATCCAATTCGTAGCTTGATATACCGTTCCTAAGTGCCCAGCGTTTGGGTCTGAATAAGATATTAGGGCTTTGATACGAGGTACATTAGTTCTTAACCACTCGAAAGTTTGTCCAACAAACCAACTCTCAATGTTACTACCATATCCATCGAATACGAATAGTCTTGTCAATTCTAATACACCATCTCTAGGAAGTAATTCGGAAATTGATGCGCCGGCATTTCTACCAACCGGGTCACCATAACAGGCTACTCCAACTAATTGTTCATTCACTCCACTAAAGAAAGAATGTTCTTCATCAGAAAGATAAAATAAGCCTATGGCATAGGATACCTTTGTCCATATCCCACTGTAATGGTTATTGACAATAATATCCTTTGCAATACTTTTATTTATTTCTCTTATTGAGAATTTAGATATGTCACAATATTGTTTACCTTCTACTTTCATAAGCTACCAGACCAAAATTCATTTAGATGCGCCCAAGTTTTTCTTTGGACAATCTTTATTACATTGGCTGGGGAAACTTTATTGTTCCTTGCAATCACCTTTACGTTTCGGTGACCCATATTCCATAATCTTCTGATGTTTAGAACTTGCTCATCTGTAAGTTTAGCTGCAGGATGAGTTTGTCCTCTTAAAATAGCCATGTAACCTTTATTAATTAATTTTATTTTAAACCTTCGTTAATAGCATTTGTATATGCAATTTTAGAAGAAAGGCCAGTAAATCTTTCTATTAACTGTCCATCTTTTTCAATAATTACAACTGGAATTGATGTAATATTATATTGTTGAGTTTCTTCTGGGGAATTATCAACATTATATTCCATATATGTTATTTTTCCTTCAAACTCTTTTACGATACTCTCTAATACAGGCTTTAGTGCTCTACAAGGACCACACCATTCTGCTCCAAATTTTTTAACTACTACGCTCATTTTTTAAATGTTTAAATTGTTCTTCTATCTTTATGTTTCCAGCTTCATGCTTTGGTTCGTAAGGACAGTGTCTACATCCACTCCCACAACAGTAGCCACGCTCTATGTGGTATTGTGGTGTAAACACTATCTTACTACCTTCAAAGTAATACAGCTCCTCTCTTTGTTTATTTAACTTCACAAGCTCCCCCTGCACATGCCAACTCACCACTTAAGTCAGTTGTATCTTCCAACTCTATAACTTTACTTAAATCAACATCATGCAATGTCTTCATAAGTTCTTCATACTTTTCTTTAGTACAATCTTCAAATGGTGCTTGAATGTAAGTTCCACCATCGTAAGGTAATACTGAAAGTCCGTTGTAGTATTCTTTATTTTCCCACATCCATTCACCAACTGCTTTCCACTCATGCTCTCTAATAGAAATAGTTGCTGATACATTATGTGTATTGTTACCGCTTCTATGACCAGGCTTAACCCACTCACTATGTACCTTCTTAACTCTTTCCAATAATTGAATTGGAGATTCAGTACGGAAGATTGAACCTTCTGGTGCTTTTTGTGGAATACCAATCACTGCCGTATCATGTGGTCTGAAATATTCATCTTCTACTAATTCAGGATGATGTAATAATAAGTGAGAATAAATTGATTCATTCTTACCAACTCTTACTCTACGAATATAATAATCATTGTGCCAAGCGTGAATACCAGATGATGTACCTAAAGTTAATGATGTTGTTCCAGCAGGCTTTACAGTTGTACATCTAGCTGAAGCGTTAATACCAATTAAATCTGCAACTCTTTTGTTTTCTTCTTTCACAACTTTAGCTGCTGCTTTCATATCATGCTTTAAAATAGCACCACTTCCAATACCTGTCATAGATACTCCAATTAGGGCATCCTTTTCAGTTGTTCTTTGCCAAATTGGTCTTAGGTAATGGAAATCAGTATATCCAGCCTGAAGTGTTCCAATAAATGCTGCTGCTTTAACTCTTGCTTCCAAATCAGCTTGGTCTGTAATATCACTTACGTTTACTTCACATAAGTTACAGAACTGATAAGGTCTTAATGCAATCTCACAACAAGGGTTAGTTCCCCAATCTTTATCATTTGATAAGTAGATACCAGGTTCACCAGCTCCACTTGCTTCAATTCTTTTCCAAAGGTCTAAGAAATACTCTTTAGTAATTTTATGTCTCATTAATACTGCTGAGTTATTTGCTCTACCTCTTTGTGGGTTTGTTTCCCACCATGCACCACTCTTACAACTAATCATCTTCTCATCGGTTGCTGAGAATAGTGAAATAAGTGCTGCTCTACGAATACCACCAGCTAATACTGCATCAGCGATATGGCAAATTATATCATGTACTTCAATTGGCTCTAATTTGTCACCATCGTTCTTTGAATCTAAGATACCTTCTACTTTAATCAAGCACTCTTTAAGTGGTTGAGGACCAGGTGCTTTACCGCCAGATGTAATCAAACGGGCTCCTTTTGGTCTAATATCTCTAAAATCAAATACAGGTTTACTTCCACCAAAAAAGTATGCTTTCATTAATACTAATACTGCATCTGCCCAACCTTCAATAGAATCACCAATAAGAAATCTTCTTGTCTTATCTGCATTTGGTTTTCTAATTTCAGGCAATTGGTCAACGTGATGCTTTTGTACAGAGTAACCTACACCCGTTCCACCTAATAGTAAGAACATAATTTCTGAGAATACTCTCCAATCATCTGCTGGAGCGAATGCGCAGTTATAAATTCTATTTGGTGAAATTTCAATTGGTTTACCAGCAAATTGCATTGAACGCATAGATGGTAATACCTTTTTATCATACACGAATTTATAGTTCTCTTTAATTTCTTTTTTTAAGTTTGGAAACTTCTTAATATGCATATCCATATTACGAGTAACCAATTCTTCCCATGTTTCTCTCCTTTGTAATTCCGGTTGGTACTTTGCGTACTTCATATACACCGTAATGTCTGATAAAATTCGTGTTGAAATGTCCATTGTTTTGTAAAAATTTAAATGTTTGTGAGTTTGATTTTTTTCAAGAAAACCTGAAAATAAAAAAATAAATATAAGGTCTCTCACCAAACGATTCAATTTTGTGGATAAAAAATCCACTTTTCTTTAATTTTTTTGGTGTCAAAATTCTAACCTATTAAAACATATGAAAAGGGGAGATGTACTCCCCTATCATATTAAGCTGCTTTTTGCTCTTCTGTTGAAGCTTTCTTATAAGCAGTTACTAATTTCTTCAACTCACCAATAGCTTTTCTAGCTCTTGATTTGTTTACTTTCTTAGTTCCATTGTGCTCTGCTTCAAATGTTGTAAACAAAGCCTTCATCTTTTCAAATAATTCTTGACTGTTCATAGTTTTTGTTTTTTAAAGTTTAACCTAACCCCGTATTGGTATTTGGTTTATTACCAACCGGCATTGCTTCCATATATTTTTTATGTAACAATTGTCTTTCCATTTCGGCACCATTTGCACTTTCTTTAGTTGCTATCATTCCATCTGCTGATGTTGCTGTATAAACATCCAAAGTACCATGCGTTGTATCCATCTTTGCTGGGAATGTGATACCATCCTGTCCGAATCTATTTTTCATAACATGCACCCTAGCGGTGTTGTTCAATTTATCTTTTGCTTTTCTACTCAAACTCATAATGAAATCGGCGTTCATTACTTTAGCGTAAGAATCTGCAATCTTATCTGCTTCAATAACTTCCGAATCAATTGCTGAACGATTTGTTTGTGATGCTGTCCAAACCGGCAATCCTAACTCACCACCCAATCCTCTTAAATCAATATACACACCACCTTGCTCAGCGTATGTACTATCGGTTTTGTTTGAATGTGATAATAACAAATCAGCGTAATCCACAATAACTAAATCGGGCTTATTACCGGCTGCTATCATCTTTTCTAAGTGAGCCTGAATTGTTTTTGAACTCGCTGCTTTCGGTGGGAAGTATTTGATTTTAAGTTTACCTCTTAGTTTTTTCAAAGATGATAATACTTCTTCTTTCTTATCAGCCAATTCATGCGATGCTATATGTGAGAATACTGTATCGTATCTTAATCCCACATATTCTTGCGATAATTCTAATGAGTAATGTACTACAGTCTTTCCAGCTCTTACAGCTGCTGCTCCTAAAGCACATAATACCCAAGTCTTACCAACACCAGAAGGTGCTACCACAACTCCCAATTCACCAGGTCCCAATCCACCATTCATCAATTCGTTAATACATTCCCAATCAGTAGCAACAGTATCTCTTTTTGTTTCATCATATCTTCTTTCAAAGTCTATGAGATAATCCATACCTAAATCAGAATCAACACCAACCTTCATTGCCTTATCAACCAACTCTTTGATTTTATCATAGTTGCCTGATTTTAGTAAATCAATTGATTGTACGATTACATTCTTTAAGTTTTGATTAATACAAAAAGATGTGAACTCATCTTTAATATAGTCTAAATCAGTATTACCAATTTGTCCATATACTTCTTTAAGTTGCCCTACGATTGTTTTTTGTAGAGATTGATTTTCAAGCTTAGATACTTGAACTTTGAATACATCCAACGAAGGTACTTTATTGTACTCTTTATGATGGGAAGTAATTTCTTCAACTATCCATTTATTAGCTTCCGATTCAAAGAACTTTTTATGGATGACATCAGAAAGTGTATCCATCATTCTTTCATCGGAAAGTAATGCTGCAATAGTTTTTGTTTGAAATGATTGCCCGTATTTTTGTAATGTATCTTCGCTGTGCATTTATATTAATGATTTACAAATATACAATAAAATAATTGTTTTACCAAATTATTTTACTATAATGTTTGTATATGTTGATTTTAACCAGTCATTAATATCCTTCCAATTTTGTAGAATCTTATACTTCATAGCTGCTTTTATGAAATCCATTTTGTCAAACTTTTTGTTTGGTTCATCAAAACGGTCATTAATCTTCAGCTTTGTGTTTGTATTTATATGTGGTTCTTGCAATTGCATGATTTGTCTATTTCTTAACACATCATTTTTAGCTGCAAGTATATCTTCATAGATTTTAGCTTCTCCCTTCTTATTTTCACATAGTTGAAAGAACTCATCAAAAGTAATTTCTCTATCTTCTGATAGTTCAGGAAATCTTTTAAGAACAGTCTTTAATCCACATCCTTTAACGCCAGGCACATTATCTGAATTATCTCCATCTAATGTTCTGAATAGTAAAAGATTTTGTGGATACATTCCCCATTCTTCTTTAACCATTTCTCTATTGTATAATTTCTTTTTTGTTGGTGAATAAACAAAAGTCTTTTCATCAACTAATTGTAAGAAATCTTTATCGGTAGAAACAATATAACATTCTTCATCTTCTGCTAAAACGTGCTTAGCTATGTGTCCGATTACGTCATCTGCTTCTATACCATCATATATCATTGTTGTAATAGGTAATGAATCTAACAGGTCATTCAACCAAACGAATTGACGTTTCATTGAAAGTTGTTCATCTTCTTGAGTCATCATATCAGGGTACTGACGATTAACTCTGAATCTATTCTTACCTCTATCAGCTTTGTAGCCTTCAAATAATTCTTTTCTTCCTTTAGCTCCACCCTTACCATCAAAAGCAAGGATAACTCTAGTAGGATTAAATTGGCGGATTTGACTTCCGATTGAATTTAATGAACCAATAACTCCACCCGTATGCTCACCATTCTCATTCATTGTAGGATTGGTAGTCCAGCTACGGATGAAGGTATTGAGTCCATCTATGATAAGAACTCTACCATTCCTTACCCTTTGGGCATTAGATTCATGTTCAGATTCTACTTCATTGAGTAATTTTTTGTATAATTCTTTCATATTGTTTGTAACATTTATTAATCACCGATTACTTCTGAGTCTGTCACCAAACTATCAGTATCTAATGAATCTTTTTTGTATTGTGAAATAGTTGCTTCGCAAATCCTTTTATAGATTTGTTCTTTTACTTCCTGATTAGCTTCTAATGTAGAAGGAAAATCTTTGGATTGAAATTTAATAACTTCACCTGAATCAATATCAATATATTCATACCAAGCTCCGCTTTGTTTTACAATACCATTTTCTTTCATAATTGCTAACCAAGCACCGTAGTTATCAATACCTCTATCAAAGAAGATATCGAAATCGGCAGAACGTAATGGTGGTCCCATTCTATTCTTTACAACCTGACATCTTACTTTAATACCTACGATTCTTTCATTACCATTCTCCTTCGCTTTGATTGTACCCATACTCTTTAATCTCAAACGAACCGAAGCGTGGAAAGCGATTGCTTTACCACCACTTGTTGTCCAAGGGTCAGAGAATGGCATTGCGTTCATCTTCTGTCTTAATTGGTTAGTGAATACTAATGTAATCTTTTGTCTTCCAATTAAGTTAGTAATTTTACGCATTGCTTTGGAAATGATAATAGCCTTATCAGTAGCGTAACCATCTTTTCCGTAATCAGCTTCCATTTCTTTTTCAGTAGATGCAGCGGCAACGGAATCCACTACAATCGTTACATACTTATCTTTGGAATTTGTTCTTACTTTTTCGATGATTGTTTCGGTGTACTCAAAACATTGTTCAACAGTCTCAGCTGCTACATACAATAGTTTCTTAGTATCAACTCCGATAGCTTCTAAGAACTCTCTACTTACGGCGTTTTCAGTATCAATCAACACAGCAATACCACCTAACTTTTGTGTTTCGGCAAGTAAGTGTGCTGAAAGAAGTGATTTACCACTTTGTTCAAGTCCTGTCACTTCGGTAATTCTACCAACAGGCAAACCCCCATAAGGTCTATTAGAGATAGCCACATCTAACATTGATGCTCCGGTTGAAATCCAACCATCTACATTTGTTGGTGCACCATCTTCATCTAAGAAGAATGCTACTCTCTGGTCTTTTGATTGTTTGTTTAGGGATTCAGCAAGTACTTCCGCTAAATCTACCTCTTTGGTAATTTTTGCCATATTCTATTAACTTATTTATTATGAATTGAAAAGGTCATCAAATGCTGCTGCCACATCATCTAATTTTTTAGCTGGTGCTGCTGCCGGCTTTGATGGAGTTGTATCGAATGGTGCTTCATCATCATCGTTAGCAGTTGATGAAAGTGTTTCAGCTGATACTGATTTTTCATCTTCTGATTGTGCTGATGGATTTAACCAACCTTCTAATACATTTTTCAATTCTGCATAAGTTAATTCTGAATAAAGTTCAGTAATTTCTTTTTGAGAATTTAAGTACTTATCCGTTTCTTCTTTAGATGTTGCTAAAGGAGTTTCTTTTGGTTTAACACGGATTGTTGTTACAGGGTAAGAAGTACCACTGTCTTCAGCAGATACTACTTCAACAGTAATATCTCTACCTTCATTTGGGTCAGTAATATCACCATAATCAGGGTCTGCCATATAACCAAGAATTTCTTGATATACAGTTTTACCAAAGCCCCAAAAACGAACACCTTCACCTTCTTCACCTCTTACCAATACTGGTACGAAAGTTCTAAGTTTCGGCTCCATCTTTTTTGCTGCTTTCCAATCTTCCTTATCACCCATTCTTTTAAGTTTATCAGCAAACTCAACGATAGGGTCAGGTCTGCCAAAACTCATCGGAGATAAGTAAGTTTTGTTGTTGATGTTGTAGTGAAAATAAAGTTCAATAAAAGGATTTTCTTTATTGAATTTGTAAGGCACCAATCTGATTGTGTGTTTGCCTGGTGCTGGCTTCCAAAGTTCTACAGTTGTTCTTTGGGTGTTTTGCAGTTTGTTAAGTCTGCTCTTAATAGCATCTAAATTAATTGCCATGTCTTTTAAGTTTTAAGAGTTTAAGTTTTAAAACGTTTATGTTTTAAGGTTGGATTATAGTGTCTTTCCTACACTTCCGTTACATTAATAAATATAATAGAAAT